CAATATGACTGATTTACCTTAGCTGCCTTAAGGTTAAGGTCAACCTGTGTTATGGTAGTATCACCTGAAGTCGTGTAACCACACGAACCTCCGTCTTGAACGAAAAAGTCCCCGTTCATAATCGGTATCTTATTAGAACCAGCTTTTAAACCTACTCTTACATTAAAGTAGTCTGCTAAAGGTGTCTCCAATACCGCCTTACTGATGAGTTCAAACGAGTTCTCATCTACGTAAGTATTAATAGTTGAAATATCAAACGCCATTTTTTTTGTTTTTTATTAAATTGATTTATTTTTTCTTAACTCAACGAGTTTAGCCATACGACCACTCATTAAATCACTTTCACGCTTGGTATAATCATTTAAATTATTGTATACCTTAGCGCTTCCAGGTTCGTCTTTGAACTCCATAAACTCACCTTTTAAAGTTTTAATATCATTAGATAGTTCATTAATTTTATCTAATGATGGTTTTAACACGTTAACTAACTCACCGATAAAGTCGTCACTAAAGTTCTGTTCTGTTTCTTCTTCTTCTACGACTACTTCATCAATACTAGTAATAACACCATCTGCGTCAACTGAGACAATAAGTCCGTCCGTAGTTTCGTGCGAACCCTCAGGTGCGGGTATATCACCCTCAGCGGTCTCAACCATAAGTTGCTTACCCACTTCAAAATCACCTTCAGTTTTTACAATAGTGCCATCTACTAATGTGGCGCTAGCTAATTTAATATCAGTAGTTTCTGCAGTTTCCACAGAAGCGTCCGTAGTAGTGTTGTCTTCACTAACTTCCACTTCGTTTAATCCTAACATAACTCTAATTTTTCCTAAAGCTTCTTGTGCCGTCATATTAATTGATTTTATTTGTTTATTTATTAAAAAATATAATATTTGTATATTTAACCCTTTTCTTCATTTTGCTTCCTATATTCACCTAATATTCTGTATAAGGTATATAATATAGACGCGGATAGTAGTATAATTTTTAGTATAGCTTCTACATCAGTAAAACTAATGGTTAAAGCCCCCGTATTGAGTAATATAACTTTGTCGTTTATAATACTTTTAATCATCTTTAACATTTTTTAAGATATTTTTTATTTCGTTTAGCGTTGCCTCAGGGTTTACTACCTTCATCTTACTAATAAAACCTCCCGCTAAACTAAAACCCTTGAGTTCACCTGATTTAATTTTACCCCACGTCTCATCATCATTAATCTTATAACTTACAAACCACGTTCCAGGTGGTAACATATACCCGTATTTGTTAGACTTATCATATTGCATACTTTCACTAATCCAACTTTCCACCAACGTATTTTCCGTTACAACATTTTCGTCGTGGTTAATATCTGTATTGTTGTGGTTATTCATTTTAAAGAACTTCTCAGCCATCTTTCTAATGGTCTTTCTACTGAAGTATATATAATATGGTTCTCCATTCTCGTCACGTCTTAAAATAAACTTATTAGGTATCATTAATGGCCCTAGAACAACACGTTTTTCTTCATCAATACTGAAGTTAATACGTGCATTATTTGGTATACTACCTAATGGCCCTGGTTTATTTGAGTTCTGTGACTTTAAGGCATTACTTTCTTCATTATTCACAGCCTCATTAGTTGCGATAACTACCTTATTACCTGTATTACCTTTAAACACGTATAGTTTTTGCCAGTAGTGGACGCAATTTACACCTCCACCAAACTCTAGTATTGAGTAAGAACTTTTACCTTTTTCTGCAAACTGACTATTTAATCCACTCATCTTTCTAACCTCATCGGTAGTAAAGATTTTACCCCTATTTGTAAGGTTCATCATCGCCCTACAGAAGTCACGTTGTGCGCTAGGGCCTGAGTATCGCCAATAGGTCTCAGCGGGTTCATCTTTCTTAACTACTAATCTTTTTAAGATATCTAATCCACTAATACTTTTTAACACGTCACCTACACCAAACTCAGTTTTTGTAAAATCCAAAAATACATCATCAATACCTATATACGTTCCGTTGTTATCATCTTCACAGAACTTGAGTATTTCAGTCTTAGCTTCGTCACTCATTACGTGTCTTTCACATAGTTTTTCTTTGTCTATCTGGTCTAACTTCCTTTGAGCCCATGCAATACCTTCGTCACCTCCCCATGCGTCCCACATAAGTCCTCCACACCCCTCGTCATAAGGAACGTCCTTATGTTGCTGATGTCTCTTAAATGAAGCCATACGTGCAATAGTTTCTCTACTGATTTTTTGACCCATACATAATTGAGAAGCTCTACGTTTACCTGTAGCCTCACCACACGAACCCCACCCATTCTCATCAGTCCATATAATAGCTCTACAGGCGTTTTCTCTAGCTGCGTTAGGGTAGTCGTCATAACTTTCTAGTTCGTAGTTTGTAGACCCCTCAAAATACGAATAACACACAGCTAACCTCTGTTTCTCATCGGGGTATTCACTAACCATTTTACTATCGCCCATGCATCTACCTATAAAGTCATCTTCACTTTCATCAGAACGTGGGTCTATGAACTCTTCGTCTGCGAAATATTGAAAGTCTACCTGTATCGCGGGTCGGTCTACAATACTAACTATTTCCACGCCTGTATCTTCCAACTCTTCTTCTAAGAAGTCGTCGTCAATATCTAATTCTACTATTCTATCTATTTTTTCACTCATAATCTACTTAAGTTTTCTATTTGTGCGTTAGCCTCTAAACCACTTTGAACTTCTGTGCTAACAACATACGCTTTTATCGGTTGTGGGGTAGTCCCACCTAAGTTTATTTCTTCTCCTGCGTTCTGTAAACCCCCTAATTGTTGATTTCTCGTATCTATTGCGGCTTGAGGGTTAAAGGTAGGCTGTTCTACACTACCACCACCCGCACTACCTCCGTTAAACTCAGTTGCTCTAATTTTAGCAACCTGAGCCAAACCTGTAGCTAAGGCAATACCCGCTTCTACGAACTGAGCCCCCGTAGCCAATTTAATAGGGTTACCACCTGCAGTTAACGCTGCGTTTACCGCCAGTCCTGTAGATATTAAAGCTTGAGCTATACTAAACTTTTTATTGTTCTCAAATTGCCTCTTCGCTTCTTTCTCATCATTAGCGGTTCGTGCACTATTGAGTTCTTGAAATGCACCTAATACGTCACTAAATAACTGAACTCCCTGTAATGCACTTTCCTTTCTTAATTTAGCTCTATCATCTTCACCCTTCTTAGTCTGAGCCGTGACTTTGTCCTGATATGCTTTATCTAATGCGGCTAACTGGTCTGCGGTTGCTCCCGCCTGTTCTAACTTTAATCTATCTGCGTCATATTGTAAGGCCAACTCAGCCAATATTCTTTCCTGTTCGTTGGCGTATTGTTGTTCCGCATACCCGTCTAAAATGTCCTGTATACTTTTTTGTGTATCTTCTTCTAACTTCTTTTCTTCATCATCAAACTTTTTGTTAACATCTAATTTGTCCTGATTAAACTTTTCTTCTAATTGAAGTAATAAATCTTTGTTATCACCTGCAGCTTTTACGTCAGCCTCATATTTTAACCTTAGGTCATCTAACTCTAACTCACGCTCGTTTAACCTAGACCTTCTTAGTTCTTCAAAAAGTTCTGTCTCCCTTTGTAATTGAGCTGCGGCCGCATCTTCCTCTTCTTTTCTTTTAGCTGCTGCTGCATCTGCAGCCGCTTTATCGGCTGCTGCTTGTTCGTTTGTTAAGGCTCTTCTTTTACCCTGTATTTCAGTTTGTTTGTTTAAACTCTGTTCTTCCAACTGAGCCAACTTAATACGTTGTGCGGCTAATTCATCTAAGGTCTCTGCGTCACTATCACTTTGTGCAGCCAACGCTTCTAATGCAACTAATCTTTCTTTTTCTAATTGAAGTTGCTGGTTAAGAACGTCCTGTTCTAATCTAGCGGCTTCTTCTACCGCAGCCTGTCTTTCCTCAATACTTAAGGTCTGGTCGTCAGCTCTTAATTTAGCTTCAGCCAATAATTTATTTTGTTCTGCACGAACTACATTAAGGTCTCTTTCTCTGTCTGTAATATCCTGTAATATACCCGTTAACCTTGCCGCTTCATTTGCTTCATTTGCTACTTCCTGTCCTACTTCCTTAATTTTTGTTATACCATCTTCTACTCCCGTTGTAACCTTGAGTAATGCATTACCTGCAGTCTCAGCCGCTTCACTAAACTCCCCCTCAAAAACTAATTTTACAGATTTTGCTAAGTTAGGTATAAGTTCTAATATACCTGTAAATCTATTGATAATATTTTGCTTAATACTATTACCGAAGTCAATAAGAGCTTGTTTAGGGTCAGTAAATAACTTGATGAGGGGTTTACTAACCTCCACTAATAAATCCCTAAATACATCAAACGCTGCACTTAGACCAGCCATAACCCTATCTAAAGCTTCACCCCCTTCTTTAGTAGATGTAAACGCTTTAAATAACGCTGTGACGACTGCGACAATACCTGATATTACTAATATTACAGGGTTAGCTAGTAAGGCTTTAAAAGCTGCAGATACACCCTTAACACTTTGTCCTAATGCACCAACTGGCCCTGGCGCTGCAGCTATCGCATCAGTAAAACCCTGTTGTCCTGTCTTTGCATTTTTTAATGCTTCCTCAGCGTCTTTTACTTTACCTTGAAGTTCTGTAAAAGCTTCGCTACCTACCTCAGTCTCATTTAACTCTTTCTGTAGTTTATTTAACTCATCATTTAACGAGTTAATACTAGTTACACTCTTTTCAGTCTCTTTAGTTAAAGTATCGGTAGATTTAGATAAATCTTTAGTGTCCTTATCTGCACCAGATAGGGCTTTTTGTAGGTCATCTAAATCGGTTATATAACCATCAATACCCTCTACCTTGAAAAATATTTTTACTTCTTGATTAGCCATTTTTTATAAATATTATAAGTCCCATCTAAACACCGCATCTTCCCAGTTTACATAAGTATTATTCCATACTCTTCGTGGTCTTATAGGTGTTAAAGGAACTTCATAGTTTAATAGTTTAATAAGTTCCACTTTAACTGAACTCTTTTTACCTATAATCGCATCAGTTATTTTACTTACATAATAATACGCGTTTTTAACCCTTATAACGTCATTAAACGTAAAGTCTAATAGGTCTATATCATCTAATATGAAATAAGCTGTTACCTTACGTGCAAATCCGTCATATAAAGAGTTTATATAGTCATTCCAATATTCATCATATACACTCTGACCTAACAAACCATCATTAATATTATGGTCTATATAACCTGTCTCTTTTTGCCAGTTTAGATTTAATGATGTAGAACTATTAGGAAAGTCCTCGTAAAAACTTACCATAGGGTAGTCAGTATGTGGGTTACCTAAAGTGTCGCCCTGAATATACCAGTTAACACTATCAGTATCTTTTAATCCGTTGTAAAATAAGAAATGTCTGTTCTGTCTAATAGGTAAGTGTTGTGGGTTATATGAGGGGTCAGTTCCTGGTTCGTGGACGTGTATTTGTGGTATAATAAAAGTGGTTCCTATACTCGTATTTTTACGTTCTATCTGTGTTATAGGTGTAGGTATAATATTAGTAGTTATCTTTCTTTCACCTTCCAAAAACTCGTTGTCTCCGTTAACTATTAGGGTTCCAAATACCTCCGCAAATTGCTCTTGGTTTATTTCATTTAAAAAGTCCTCACCCTGTGTATCTTCAAACTTGATACGAGAACTTTGAGTATAAAATACAGGTTCACTTACGAAGTCCTTAGTTAAGTCTAATTTGTGCGTCCAATCAAATAGGTCACCACTACCTATATAGTCCTGCCAAGGTTCTATAATGAAGTTACCTACTATGTTTTTATCAGGAACCATAACTAATCTAAACTTAGTTAAGATATCTTTGATAAAGTCTATCTTCTTATAGTTATCATCTAATAAAGGGGCTATACTAATATCACCAGGTGCAGATATTACGAATAATTGCGAATAAGATATGTTATAAGATGCAAACTGAGGGTCTACTACTTCAGTTTCTAAGTATATTTCATCGCCCGCATTAAGTGATATGTTTATTTCACCAGTATCAAAACTCATAGTAGTAGTATTACCCCCTCCAGCTTGAACTATAAAAGTATCACTATCTAAAGTAGTAGTGTTTCTTTTTAATAGTATTTCTAATTCACCAAACTCACCTGGTATAGGCGAACCACCAGTTCCATCTAAATTACCATAAAAAGTCCCCCTAATAGTATAAGAACCTGTGCTGGGCGCAATATATTTATAAGTCGTTGTATTAAAGTTTCCTACCGCATCAGTTATAATTTCATTATAAGGTATAATTAAACCATCAAAAAGGTCATTTAGGTTTACTAACCTAACATTTAGTTCATTCTCATTATTCTCAGTTATATTACTTTCAGTATTACCAAACGCTGAAAGGTATAAGTGTAAAAATCTATTACTATTTAAAAACTCAGAAGTATAGGTATACCCCGCCTCTTGAAAAATGGTATCAATAAGTAATTTAGCCCTTACCATAGGTTTAAATCTATTCACAGGTAAAGGGTGACTATTCTGTGTAAAATGTTCTCCCGTATTGTTCTGACTTATACGTGTCTGCGTGGGTATACCATCTGCATCATAGTTAACACCGAAGTCAATAAGGGGGTATAAGATATTACCATCAAACAAACCATCTGTGGTAGAACCTTCAGGGTAAGCGTTCCAACTACTTTGTAAGTTATTGATATTTAATACGTGAGTGTATCTACTTAAATCTAACTCATTTAAATACCCTTCACCTACACTAGTTCCGAAGTCCTTAGTCTCACCTAAAAAGATGAGTTCATAATCTATTCTAGCCCCCTCTCTATTGTCGTAAATCTTATTTAATCTAATCTGTCCTGTCCTAAATAATATACCATTTACATAGATACGTGCACTTCTCTTTAATCTGATATCAAAATCCACTCCGTTAATATCAAACGCTGTCTTAAATAAGTTATTATTATTAGACGTTGCAGGAACCCTGAACGTTCTACTGAATATACTACGTGCAGAAGTGTCCCTAATGTCCTCAATAGTAAAGTTTAACTTAGGGGGTTCTAAGTCATATAAGTCTATATATACACCTTCTATTTGTAATTGTATCATTACCCTCTTTGACTATTAATTTTATGCGCTTCGTCATAATTTATTGTATATTGAAAAAACTTATCTTTTCTAAACGTTCTTTCAGTCCACGTTGTATTTGTAATAGTTACAGGTAACCACTCAGTAGACCCGTCATATCTAACCCTAACATCAGGACTGATAAATAGGTTCTTAAGATATTGAGCTTCTAAGTCACTTAAGTAACGTGTATTGATGGTTCTTTTCTTTGTTAAGTCCTGACTAAAGGTAGTATTACCTCTAGCGTATTTAGGGACACTAAACGTATCAGACCCCCAAGTTCCTTCTACCTGTTCGTAGTTATTTTTACTGATATTGATACTTTCATCAGTTCTCTTACTGAAGTAGAAGTAGTCTCTAAAACCTAAACTATTTAACCAACTGACTTGAACGGGGGCGAAGTCGTTACATACATCATCTACAATATCTATTCTATACACTTCACTAGTAGGTAAATTACTAAAGTTTGTATATTGAGCGTTACACGAACCTCCACCCCTATATGTATAAGTTGCTACGTAAATATGTGTAGGGTTACCTAAATATTGTGTAGTAAAGTTTTTAGGCCCCAGTCCTATTGATATTGCGTTATAAGGGTAAACCCAGTTCCTATTTGTATTTAATGCGTCAGTTGAACCTCCACCATTAGTTAAACTATTTTCTATAATAGTGTCGTAAATCTGATTATCATTATTATAAAAAGTAACCCTTATACCTTTAATACCATCACAACCCAGCGGGGGTGGTAAACCAGGGTTTTTTATAGCTTCAGTTATAAAAGATAAAATAAGTTCATCATCTTTTCTTTTTTCTAAGTTATATACTTCAGTAACACCACCTGGTATCCAGCTCGGTATACCCCCTGTTAGTTTACTAACATCTTTAGTAATAGTCCAATCCGTTAATGCTTTTTGTGTATTAGTTACTATAGGACAACCGATTAAACCTGATAAGTAAATAATATAATCACTTTGTTCCTCCCACGTTAAGTCCCAATACTCTTTTCTACCTCCGTATACTACGCAATTGTCCGTAACTCCAGTTCCAGGGTAAGTCCCTTGAATATTAAAGGTTCCACTACTTGATACCCACCCGTATCTTACCTTGAATGCATAACTTTCATTATCTGCGGTAAATAACTTATTTGTATACCCCTCAGCATTATAGTTAGGGGTCGTATAGTTCTTTAATACGTTCTGTATATCAAAATGATAGTATCCGTTTTCATTAGGGTAAGTCTCAAACGTCCCCGCTATATTTGTAGACGTATTGTCTATAATCTGTATACCCGCCTTTTGTCCTGTCTCGTTCTGGTCGTAAAAACTAAAGATGTTCTTACCAAACGACAGGTTAACTAATGACGGGGTATTACTATATATAATATCTGGTTCTTCAGCCATTATTCGTTATTATTTCTATTAATTTATCTTCTATATCATTAAAGTAAAAGTCCTTAGGTCTTATACCAAATCTACTAATACTACGTCTTACAGGGTAAGGTAATCCACTTTCACTTGATATCGCTTTTTTCTTAAACTGAAAGTTATACCCCTCAGCAACACCAAATGCAGATGCAACCTCAGGGGGTAAACCTATACTACTACCTCTTTGAGTTCCTCTTACTCCGAACGACTGAAAGTATCCGTAGTTTAACATTTCTATAGTCAAACCATATCCATCTAAGGTCGTCTTCATAGAACGTCTTAGATTACCTGTTCTACTTTGAAAGTCACCCCCTATTAGACGTTGTTGTATTTCACCTACTAACGCACCTAACCTTTCATTAAGTCCTTTCTCCAAATACCCACTCTGTTCTAGTATCTGTCTTTCTATTTCCTGTATATTACTTTCTATACTCATCAGTCAATATATTTTATAGTTACTATGTCCTGTTGTGCGTTATAGATGTTATATGTTCCTTCTTTGAGAAAGTATTGTCCGTTGTATCTATTCCAGTTTACACTACCACTACCTATTGTTACATTAACAAATAAACCAACATTAAGTCCGCCATAAGTTGAGTTACAGCCGTCATAAGGTATTATAGGTTTAGCTAATATAGCAATAGGGGTAGTCATACTAGCACTTATTATAAGGTTATCAGTTCCGTCCTGTTTATAAGTTAGTATAGTTGCATCTTCGTAACATAAGTAAGTTGATAAGTTTGCATCTACTACCAAATTAGTATCTATTCTTCTCCACGTTCCGTTAAACTCCCTATCATCTATACCACCACCATCAAAAGTAAAACCTGTAATACTAAAACTATTAGGGGGTCGTAAAAACGCACTATCGCAGTCATTAAATAACGAACTGAAGTTTATGGTAATATTTGCTGTAGCCCCCACAACATCATCTGAAAAACGTTCTTTGAAAGGTGTTATTGTAAAGGGTGTTACGAACTCTACATCAGGGTTTACTAAGTTCATATTGATATGACTGATAACGTCATTAATATACCTTACGCAATTACTTTGTTCCGTTAACTCACTCGTCTCACTCTCGT